TCATTCATTAGTTAATACTCCTGTACTGTAGTTAGTTTGGTGTTTCATGTGCTTCTCCTTGATTGCGTCCAGTAATAACGCTTGAATCTCTCGCTTAGATTCAAGCCGCGCCAAGACTAGCTCGTCCACGGTGTCCGCCGCGACGATGTGGTGAATAAAAACGGGGCGATCATGTCCGGCTTGCGCCTGACGCGTTGGGCCGATGCGTTCGACGATTTGTTGGTATTGCTCCAGGTCCCACCAATGGCCGAAGAACGCCAAAATATTTCCGCCGTCTTGCAGGTTTATGCCGTGGCCCGCACTGGCGGGATGGACGAATAACACGGGGATTTTTCCCGCGTTCCAATCGCGGATGGTGTCCGGCTGTTGATCTAACACACGTCCTTTAGGGAAGGCGCGCTGCAGCCGTGCTAGATCGCTTTTAAAGTGATAGGCCACTAATACCGGCATCCCAGCGGCTTCTTCGATCACATCGCGCAGCGCGTCAAGTTTTACGTTATGCACCACCTCCCACGCGCGGCAGGTGTCATCGGTGTACATCGCGCCGTTAGCTAGCTGTAAACATTTAACGGATTTACTGGCCGCGTTAAACGCCTCTACGTTAGCGCCGCACTCTAAAGCGATCATCATTTCTTTTTCCATCGCTTTATATAAGCGTCTGGCATGCGCCGGTAACGTCACACGAATCACGTTGACGATGGGAGCCTGCACGTTAAAATAATCACGCGCATCAACGGATAAACAGACATCGCGTATCTTTGTTTGTATTTCTTCAAACGCATGTGCTTTAGGCACATAGCGCTTGGCATGTGGATCGCTACCCATCTGAAGCGTTAGAAACCAGCGTTGAATAAACGCCGTAAAACTATGCCCCAGTCGCGCGCCTTGATCGACCATCCACAGCAACGCCCAGAGGTCCTGCAAGCCATTCGGCGCAGGCGTACCCGTTAACCCGATATACCGATTTACTTTAGTGTGAATATATTTAGCTAACGCCTGTGCGCGCTGCGTCCCTTGCCGTAGGCGAAATCCTTTTAGCTTGGAGCATTCATCCGCCACCACGGTACGGAACGGCCAGCGCTCGCCGTAGAAGCGCGCCAGCCACTGCACATTCTCATAATTAATGCAGTAAATATCTGCATCTTGCTGTAATGCACGGCGGCGCGCTGCTGCATCCCCCAGCGCGACGGCAATACGCAACTGCTGTAAGTGTGGAAATTTAGCAACCTCCTCTGGCCACGTGCTGGAGGCAACACGCGGCGGCGCGATCACAAGCACCGGCGTACTGTCTTCGCGCAGTCGCAGGACATTAAGCGCGGTGAGCGTTGCCACCGTTTTCCCCAATCCCATTGACGCAAACACATTGCAACGCCGATGCGCGAGAACGAAATCAATGATGAGGTGTTGGTAGGGGCGCAACGTCATACGGTGCACCTAGTCACACGCCGCGCCTGGGTATACTTAAAGCTGCTAGTAACTCTGATAGGCGTCACAGTGGCTTTAGTCGCGTTCGATACGCTCCGATGTATAAAGCACCTCACAGCGGCGGGCATCCCTGCCGCACACGCGGAAGCCTTAGCCGACGTGCTGGCATTCCAACCGCAAGCGCACGCACCGCAACACGTCAGTGATGCCGAACAGCTAGCGCAGGCTATAGAAAAGATGGAAGCAGGTTTTACGAGTCTAGAAGAGACGTTTGCACAACTAAAACGGCTGCTAACCCACCCATGACCTACGCCGCATAGTGTCCAAGTGCTGTAACGCATCATTGCAGCGCCTTGTCCACGCCGTCGAACGAATCAACGACAACCACGCGCTGACCTAACGCACGCAAACGCGCATGCTCACGCAATTGATGCGGCTGACACCGTCGGCCTGGTGCTTTCAATTCCACCCACAGCGTGACGTTATTAGGGAGCAACACCAACCGATCAGGCATCCCGTTACGGTTAATGCAATGCACTTTATAGGTTTGGCCGCCTTGGTCACGCGCGCGCGCGGCTAAGTAACGTTCAATGGCTTGTTCACGCATTACGTTCATTGTTGTACTCATCGTTAATACTTCCGGTAGCGATCGGCTGCAAATCCTTCCGCCGCTAATGGCAATCCATCGGCCCAGGGCGGCGGTGTCGCCATCAATGCGGCCAAGTGCGCGGCGCTAAAAGCAGCGGCGTTAGCGGCCTCGGTAATGATCTCGTCATGCACGGTCAGCACGATGCTGTATCCGGCGGCTTCAATGGCAGGCATGCACGCGACTAGCACGTCGCGGCTCACGGCTTGGGTGATGTTTTCGGCCAGCTTGCCGCCATAGGTGGTGATGCGCGTCCATGTGCGCGTTACCGGATGCGTGCCCCTATAGGACAACGTTCCGTTCTCATCGATGCGTGGCGCTAGAAAATACAACACGCGCCTAGACGGTAAATAAATACGCAACCAAGGCTGGCTGTAGTGCAGTGTAATAAGGCGGCAGGTGTAGCTGGTTTCCGGATGCTCAATCGCGCCAATGGCTGCCGCTTGCAGCTCCTTCCAAAACGATGTAATCGCCGGATGTGCATTACGCCACGCACGTTTAAAGACATCGCACACTAACCAGGCGCAATCAGATAACTGATACGTATCGCGTTGCTGTTCTTTGGACCATTCAAGAAACCCTACAGCCTCATCCAGCAATAGCGGCGGCAATGATGCGCGGGCCTGTATGGCCATTGCTTCTAAATCAATGTGATACAGTGCGGCAAAAGCAGCAAACGCACCCACACCGCCGCCGTACCCTAACGCCAGTTCTTGCACTTTGCCGATGTGGCGTTGTTCTTTAGTCACGTGCGCCGGATCAATACCAAAAGAATTGGCATAGGCCCGCTTATAAATGTCGTGGCCACGACGTTGCAGCGCGTTCTCTGCATTATGCTGCAACGCTATCGGCGTTCTATGGAGTGCGCTATGCGTGATCGCCGCGCCTGTATACCAACAACCGTCCACACCTTTGCAGGTATCAAAATCACGGAACGCTTGCAGCTTGGTCGTTTCACCAGCCAGCCACGCTAATACGCGGCCCTCAATATTGGCCAAATCAGCCACAATTAATTGCTTATCTTTGGGAGCAATGAGGCAGCTACGTAAAGTATTGCTTGCCAGCGCCATCACGTCGCTAAATAGCAATTCTTCATACCCTGCTTTCATTGCCTTAATGCCGTGCTCAATCATTGTTTGGCTGAGCGTGGGACGTGGCAGGTTTTGCGGCTGAAATAAACGACCGGCCCAACGCCCTGTACGACTAGCCCCGTTAAATTGCAACGCGCCGCGGAGGCGGCCATCCCTGCTAACGGCATTGAGTAGCGTTGTATATTTTGCGGTACTGGTGGCGCTGGCTTGGAGACGAATTGCAATAATTTCGCGCACGGTATCCGACAGCGCCGGATTGTTCCGCAACTGTTCTAACGTGCTTTGCTGCATATCAGGCAATACCACCTGATGCACATCGGCCAAATAATGCAACAGTGCATCGCGTTGCGTTGCGGCCTGTACTGCTCCATGAGTTAATGCCGTGGTGCGCGCGGCTAATGCAGCTTTAGCGTGTTCTACGGCACGGATGGCGGCCTGTGCTAATGCCGTATCCACCAAAAAACCACGGTCGTTAATGGTTTGATCTAAGTGCCACGCCGCTAACTCTAGCTGCGGATAATTCCAACGAGGCAAGCATTTTTCTATGGCGCGCATCACGGCGACATCTAAACGCGCATACTCTATAAATGCGGACCACTTTGCAGGATGGCTAGCGCGCGTGGCGCGTCGCAGCGTGTAATGGGCGGGAAGTGGTTTGCAGAATAGTTGTATTAGCCGCTTTCCCGCAGCGTCTTTAGCGTGTTCAACAGGGACGCGGAAAATTTCGCACAACGTGCTAAGCGCACCAGGAAGGGAATGCGCCAGCGCTTGCACCATTGAATCACGCCAACGTTCTAAAGGGATGTGTATACCGCGATGTTTTAATAGGGTGCGGTCGAACTGTGAATTATGGAAGTACAGTAATACGGTTGGATCAGCTAACGCCGCTGCCAAAGGGGGAGGCATTTCCGCCGTGGCGGTACAGTCCCACACGGTAACGGGACCGTCGCCGATGGCATAAGAAAATAACAATAGTTCGGCGTGCTCAGCATAGGCGTGGATGCCGTGCGCAATAGGGACGGTGGAATAGGTTTCAAGATCGCCCCATAGGATCGGTGCAGGAAGAACTGCCGTTGTCGTGTTCATAGGTCGCCTTCTATGAGTTTGGCAACGCTTAAACTCCACACGATGGGATGTGCAGCGGCCTCCTCCTGTCTATACGGCGCGTACTGCGCCAAAAGCGTTCCGGTGGGGGTGAGCGTCCATAGGCCGTTAGCGTCGCGCTGTTGCAGTCCCCGCGCTTCTAGCAGCAGGTTTATTTTTTCAGTCGGGCAGCCCAGTACGTCGGCTAATTGCGCGGCTGTCATTACGCGTGGTGCACTATTGTCTAACGGTGTTGGTTTATGTGTAGATTCATTCTTTTTTTGATGCATGCAGGCGAGTGTCGCCGCCGCAAGCATCCTAGGATTAATAGCAAACTGTTCGCTAATTAGCTGAAGCACTCGCGCTAGCTTAAGCAATGTGTGTTGCGCGTGCGGTGGAAAGTAGCGCGCTTTATCTGGTGTGAAAAAGATGCGTTTTTTTTGGAGTGTCGGTAATAACGTATCCAACAGCCATGCCTGGAACGGCTGCGCGGTGTTGGCTGTGCTGTGTTTAATTAATGCGTAGATGCCTAATTGGCTAATATAATTCGCGTGCTGGCGACCGCTACGCGTGGCGGTCATCCGTTTAGATCGATGCTGGCTAGCGTATTTAGCCACAGCAGCGTGAGGACTCGAGAAGCCGAGAACGCGGCAAACATCATTGGCATTAAACCACGGCACGCCTGCGGCGTCGCTTTGGACACGAACAGGCATCCAGCCGAAGAAATATTCTTCAGTCTCATTCATAACACTGTTCCGTATAAAAGTGCGTATTACTTAACGGTTACCAAGGATTTTTAATATCTTTGGGAACTTTTTTGGTGATGCTTTTTTTAAGAGGGTTTAAAGTGGATTTTTTAAGCGTTTTAACTTTTTGTTTTTCGACGTTCTCCAGGTCAAGCCCTTTAATTGTTTTGGTGGTGTAGCCCTCTGCGCCTTTGAAAAACTTCATAACCTGCTCTATAGGGATCATGTCCTCTTTCTGTAATTTTCCTTTATAGACAGGTGCATCTTTAATAAATCGCACGGCGTACAAAATAGCGTTAATACGCTTTACTTCATGCGCTTCGTAAGCATTTAATCTAAAGAGAACATCAACTACACAACCGGGGTAAAACTTGTTTTTTACTAAGGTATCATCGCTATATTTACACTCCTCTCTCTCTTCTCTATAGACTCTATTCTCATTTTCATCTATGAGTACGGGAGGATCATAACTACGTGTAGCCACAAATACATTCCCTGCAAATCCGTCGTATGCGGCTTTTAACGCACCATCACGCAGCGGCAGGCAATTACGCGCCCGCAATTGCTGTAGCACCGTGCCCGCGTCTTTCCCCCATGTCATTAATGCGACTTCAGCCAATACGCTGTTGAGTTCGTTTATTTGGGGGTCATCAGGTTTTAGTATGAAATAGGCGGAGTAGCTGCCTTTTTTTGTTTTATCTTTTTCACCAGGAAACACTTGAGGGGTTTCTAGTACCGGAAACGCCAAGCGTGCTTTTTCAAGGTGTACGCAAATGAATTTATCGCCGTCTTCGCTTTTATATCTAAAAACGTTCATCCCTTACCCTCCGCATAGGTGATTGCTGTTGGTTGTTGTGGTGATAGCGCTGTGATGAGTCTGGCGCGCATCTTCTCAAGTTCTGCAATAGCCACAGAGTGCTGCGCGTCTATGTGTGGAAGAGGCTCAGCAATGGGAATGTAGTGAGGTGCGCCCTCGCTTCGGATGATGTGCGCTTCTAGTTTCTTCCAGCTTTTTTTGCTAACACGTCCTTCTTTAAACCGTTTTTCAGCGGTGGTCGGACTGATTAAGGTTTTTTCATAGACAAGCTTTTTAGGGATACGCATCGCGGTGATGAGCTGTGTAACTGCCTCTATGTCGGCCCAACGGCGCGGGCCTTGGGAGGCTTTTCCTGTGGTATATCCAAACCGTTCTGGATCTTTAGCTAGCTCGGCTTCCACCACTAAACGGACCTTTTTACAAAAAAGCTCCAGCAACCCAATGGAAGGGTAAAAATGCAGTAACGTCGTGATATCAACAGGCTGCATAACCGTGTTATCACGCGGCGGAGCCAATAGCTTGTTAGGATCAACCGCCCCAGCGGTGATCATTTCTACGGTTTTGGTAATGAGTGCCGGACATGTCGCGCTCGCTTTACACCAGCGGCAGGTAGTTTCTTTCGGGGCGAAAAAGTGTGCGGGGAGGGTGTGCTGGGTGGCGTAGTAGTGGAACGCTTCCCGACAATACGCCGCTTGCTGTGTAACGTTCTGCTTAAAGTGTTGCAGTTCCGCACATGTGCAAGTCCATTCGCTTATATTTCCTATCCGTGGTTGAAAGATGCATAAGCGTACTTCTTCACATGACGCGCCGCAGCCAAACTCTTGTAACGCTGCCAGTGCGTACAATTGCAATTGTGGATTGTGTTCGGCAGCAACAAAGCGCCGCCCGTATTTAAAATCAATAACCGTTAATACAGCGTCGCTAATGATGATGGCGTCAGCGGTTCCTTGGGCGTTAGGTTCGCCTGTAAACGCTGCGATGCTTAAACTTTTTTCATAAAAACGCGCGCCACTGATACGCCGTACATAGCTTAGATACGCTTGTACGTGAGTAGCCATCTCAGCGGTAACCACCCATTCCTTTTTGTTGATCGTATAGCAATAGCCTATATACTCGCTGGCCTGTGCTTCGGCGTGTAACGCATCGGCTGCGACAAGATGCGCTAAGGTGCCTTCGTCTGCGGATGTGCTGGACTCATCCGGACAAGCTGCCTCTAGGGGAACGCTTGCAGCGCATTGTAACCAGCGATGTGCACTACTAGGGGCTAATAAAGCGTGTTGGCTCATACGTCCCCCCAGACGTGTTCGCAGCCATTAGCAATAAAGCATTGTTTGCACTGTGCAATCAGTGCGTTTAAGTCCTTTGTGTGTACACCTTCCACGTTATCCGCGTTAAACGTTGCTAATACGCGCTTTGCTTCTTTTTTACCGAATGTGCTAGCCGTTGCTGATAAAGCTGCAAACGCTCTATTGCGTGTAGTTGCAATATCTTCCTCTTCCTCTTCTTCCTCCTCTTCCTCTTCTTCCTCCTCTTCCTCCTCTTCCTCTTCTTCCTCTTCTTCCTCTTCTTCCTCTTCTTCCTCTTCTTCCTCCTCTTCCTCTTCTTCCTCTTCTCCCTCTTCTTCCTCTTCTTCCTCTTCTTCCTCTTCTTCCTCTTCTTCCTCTTCTCCCTCTTCTTCCTCTTCTTCCTCTATAGTAGGCGTCCGCCTAATACGCTGTGTAGTCGCCGCTGGGGAAGGGGCGCGCCGCTGTCAGCAATCGCGGGAATAAGATCTGCCAAAAGTGCTTTTAGCGTTGCAGGGGTTTCAGCATTAACGGTAATCGTCATTGATAGCATGGCTTTATATCCTAGGTAGGTTAATTAGGCTTTTATGTGTATCGAAACAACGCGTATTTTTTGGCTTTTTTACAAAAAACGCGCTTAACTTTTACTTTTTTACTTAAACGCGATAGAAACGCGTTTTCTAGCGGCGATAAGGGGCGTAAATCTATTCGCGTTTCAATTTCCGAAATAAATTCGTAATCGGTAAGCCAAAACAGGTTTTTAATAGGCTGTGGCATGCGATTGTCTCTGTTTGAAAATACTGTAACGACGATATGCTGCCTATTAGTCGGCTTTTCCTAATAAGCCGCTAACGTTATTAACTTTTAGATCGCGGACTGCAAGAACCTGATAAAGCGCGTAATAAGGCTCTAACACAATTTCACCGTAATCAAAATCAACGACCCACGCTGAATTGTTCGATGAGACATAGCAAGGCGTTGCTGTCCAGAATTTCCCTCCTTTGATTCCGGGGAAGGCGTCTACATCAACGGCAGGCATGCACTGCCTCACTGTGCGAATACGTTCTACTTCGTCCACCTCAGGTAAGCGCCAATTACGATAACCACCAATACGCGACAAACAACACGCTATCGCTGCATTGGAATCGTTTGGGGCATTTGTGAATAGGCCGATTGGCTCTGCTGTCCACTCTAACTTCATGCAGTTATCACGCGTAATGATGTGTTTCCCGTTGGCATCCGTGATGGGAGTGAATCTATTGCTATCAACGGCATTCATGCGCCCACCCCGACGCTTTTAGCGGCTAGAAATGCAGTGCGATGTGTTGCCGCTAACGGGGTCGCTGTCGCGGTGTGTGTGGTCCTGTCTAGTACGTTGGTTAGCATGTGATGGCTCCGTGCAATGAATGTACGTGAATCTATGAAGAATATTGCTTTAAGCAAACAATAGGCTTTCATAGGAGCCATGTCAATGCTATTAGCAATATTTTATGTGTGCACCCATCGCAAGGCGTTACATTTTTATTGAGGCGAAAAAATTCAATTTTTCCCTATTTTTTATGTATTTTTTGAAAAATTAGGCGCCTATTTTTGAAGAAAAACACTCGCGAAACTTATGAATAATATTTCTATTAGCAATAGTGATGCTGCGCACCGCATCATGTTAAATGCTTTTAGAAATATTTTACGTATTGCGATAGCCCACTCTGGCGGGGGTGTGGCTCGTCAGCCGCTTAAATTGACAGCACAACAGACTAGCGCTCAGCACGCGCGTTATAGTTGTCGCCTACGTTTTTATTAGATAAAAAACACTTTTTGAGGCAGCTATTAAACGACTGATAAGAGGGGCTGAGTGTTTAGCTCCACCCAGCGCTTGCAATGTTCTATCAACCGGCAGCCTCATCCGCCTTTACTCCGAATCGGTCGTCGACCGATTCAGCGCGCGCAAGGCTAGTAATAGCCCTTTTCCCGCGCGCATCTGCTAGACGAAAAGCTGTCAACAGGTTGGACTCTTGCATCGTTTCCGCCGCGTTATCAATATGGAAAATGTAGGCGGCTGTTAAAGTGCCGTAAATACGGCAGAGTTCGCTGACAAGCGGCACAGGAGGAAGACGGTGTCCGCTTTCATAACCAGATATAGTTGGACCCGTAATATTTTTACCTAAACTTTTACTAAGCAATGCCGCTGCCTCGCTTTGAGTGATCGCCGGTACAACAGCCTTACGTGCAGCAGCTAAACGCTTCCCCACAGCTACAGTGAAACTATCTTTGCTTTTCTTTGTAGGCATGGCGTGAAGTGTATGCGAACAACAGCGTAACGTGCACATCTCGCTTTAACAGCCAACATATTACAAAGGGCTGCCGAGGATGTAATCACGTTGAAGCGATGTTAGAGACGGTGCGCCATTGGCTGCCGTTTATCTTAAGCACACTACAACGCACACGACATGAACGCGCCGTAACATTCGCGTCACTACAGTGACCAGCTCATCACCACCCCCTACTGAATAGTCTGTAGCGGGGGGCTACTGCTGTTTGCCTTGACTCAAGGAATAAAACATATGCACGACTCTATAACGATTTTAAGACATCCGGTAAAACGGCTAGCGAAGACGTGGCGCGCGGATGGGACAATTAAGGCGTATGACAATGCTAAGTTTTTTAATATTGAGCAGCGATCGTTATCCAGTCTTCACGATGTTGTAACGCTGTTATCACAGTTAGAACACGATCCGCATGCGTGCGTCATCCGTGGGGCGTATCGTGGGGAGGCGATTGCAGCGGCACATGATCCGGAGTTCTGCACAGGGAAGGCGCGACGGATCGCCGAGTTATACGAGGATGTACCGCACCACTGGATGCTGGTTGAGATTGACAATTTCACGCCGCGCGCTGTTGATCCGGTCATGCATCCGGTGGCGGCGGTGGATGCTTTCATCAGCGCACAGCTTCCGCGCTGTTTTTGGGGGGCGGATTATTATTGGCAATTATCCGGCAGTGCAGGCCATCCGAATAACGCTGGCGTGTTAAAGGCGCATGTATGGTTCTGGCTGAAAAATCCGTATACCAGTGAGCAGCTCAACGCCTGGGCGGCGTCATGTGGTGCGGCGTTAGATGCTTCAGTGTTTCATGTGGTGCAAATCCATTACACCGCCGCGCCAGTGTTTGAAGCAGGGGTGAGTGATCCGGTGCCAGTGCGTAGCGGGTTTGAATGGGGGTGGGGTAATCGTGTTGTACCGTTGTGCTTGGACGCTGCGACGTTGGCCACGGTCGCACGTCCCACCGTGAGCCGCCATCAGCAGCGCAGTAATGCCGCCGCAAAGGACCCGATAGCACAGCAATTGGCCGCGCGGGGGATGATCTTATCGACCGGCAAAGAAGGACAGCTTTTCATTACCTGCCCTTTGGCGGAGCACCATACGCAACCCTCCGGCCCCACGTCTACGGTGTATTATCCAGCACATACCGGAGGCTATGCCAAAGGCGCGTTTGTGTGCCAACACGCGCACTGCCGCGACTTGCCGCAAGCGGCGTTTTTAGCAGCGCTTGGGGGCGATGCGGCCCGCAATGGGGGGGCAAACGCCGCGAGCGCCCCGCGTAGGGAGGGTGCAGAAGCGGCGCATCTCATGACGGACCAAGCCAACGCAGCGCGCCTTGTGACGCATTACGGACACCAGTTGATGGTATCCGCCGATCAGTGGTTCCGTTGGACAGGAACGCATTGGCAGCAGGACGATAACGCGGCCTATCACAGTGCGTTCACGTTATCCACGCTGATTAATGCCGAAGCCGACGACTGGCGCGCCAAGAAGACAAGCACATCCAAGGAGCAAGCCAAGAATGAGCGCATTGCTACCGCGTTGACGGCATGGAGTAAGCGGTCGGAAATGCGTGGCGCAATTGAGGCGGCAGTAGCATTAGCAAAACGCTTGCTGGTCATTCCACCGGAGTACTTGAACGCGCATCCTTGGGCGTTGAATTGCGTTAACGGCACGGTCGATCTGCGTACGGGTGTGTTAAGCGCGCACCGGCCAGAGGACTACATTACGCGGCTGATTGCGGTGCCGTATGTGCCTGAGGCCGCCGCGCCTGTCTTTCATGAGTTGGTGGCGCGGGTGGTGTGTGGCGATTCGTCGTTAAGCGCTTTTCTACGGCGTTGGTTTGGGTATTGTGCAACGGGGGCGGTACGTGAAAACGTGTTTGCCGTGCATTATGGGCGGGGAGGCAATGGTAAAAGCACGTTGCTGGGGGCCATTGCGGAGGTGTTAGGCGGTTACGCCGCTGTGGCCGCGCCTGGCTTGCTAACTAACAGTCATGCTAACCGGCATCCAACCGAAATCGCGGACCTTGCCGGACGGCGGTTGGTCACCACGCACGAAGCCGGTGAGGGGGGCGTGTTGCGTGATGATTTTGTGAAACAAGCGACGGGAGGGGATGCGCTGAAGGCCCGTTATATGCGGGGGGATTTTTTCGAGTTTCAACCAACGCATAAGCTGCAATTGCTGACTAATTATAAGCCCATCATTAAATGTCAGGACGAAGGCATCTGGCGGCGTGTGTTGCTGATTCCGTATAACGCGAAATTTGGTACGGCTGAAGAGGTCGCCGCAGGCAATGCGACGTGCTTACAAGATACGCGGATTGCCGAACGTCTTAAGGAAGAAAAAACCGGCGTATTGGCGTGGATCGTTGCCGGAGCCGTGGAGTGGTATCGCAACGGCTTAACGCCGCCGGAGTGTGTGCGCATGGCATCAAAGGCGTATCAAACGGAGCAAGATCGCACACTGCAATTTATTAGTGAGGAATGCACGTTAGGGGCGGAGTGCGCGGAAAAGCTTAGCACGCCTACCGGCGGGGGGTTATATCCGGCTTATACGGTGTGGTGTAAGGCGAGCGGTTTGCATCCGCTTTCTAAAATCCGCTTTCTTAATGAGCTGGAGCGCGCCGTGCCGCACTTCAGTAAAAAGTATATCGACCGCGTGGCCGAGGGGGAACGAACGAAGGCGTTATTAGTGCACGGAGTGCGATTAGCGAGCACTCCATCGTAAAAAAAAACCCCTTTTTAAAAACAATATTCATAGTGCGAAAAAACGGCCAAAGTGGGTGGGTCAGGTGGGGGTCCCACTTGCACCCGCTTAAGGGTAATGAGAGAGGGGGCGCCTTCTCTCTCTCAACGATGCTTATTAGGTGAAAAAACGGCCAAAGTGGGTGGGTTAGGTGGGTGTTCCCCACTTATTACACTCCACCTTATATATTTCTATATTATCGCCATATTCTAAAAATATAAATAAATATATATATATATAAACTTATATAGGATTTGATCGGGGTGGGGTGTGTTGAGTGGGTTCCAGCCTTCGCCTTTCGCGGTGTTGTTACGCCTCACGCTTTCCGCGTTGGAGTCGCACGGCGCTGTAATGCATCGTTAGGCATTAGGCGGGGGCTAGTTCTTTTTACGGCCTAACGGCGGCATGGAGCGATTGCTAATGAGCCGTTAGTGAGAAGCTGCCTTATTTCGTTAAAACGGTGTGTAATAGGTTAATAAAGGTCATTATAGGGGCTGCTATATACGCCGTTTTTCTGCGCGGCTAAGTGCTATTATTTAGTCATTAATTAGTCAATACGTAATAATGCTTATTTTGTAAAAAACAAGGTATTAGCAATGCATAACGCACGCTATTTGCTTTCGCGCTTGAACGCTCCAGGCATGCGCTACACGCCTCGGAGTGATGGGCGTCCCGAGTTAACGGCGAGTGATATTGCGCATGCGTTGGGCTTTATCACCGATACGCTAGGGGCTGAGGTGCTTTTAGCCTGTTGGTGGCCTGATGGTGCCGTGTCACGGCGTGAACGTTTGCAGGCTGCGGTTATCGCGTTAGTGAAACCAGAGATTAAAAAACAACACGATCAGATTACCGACGCGCGTTTAGATAGCGGCATTGTCGAGGCTTGCATGCGTGTAACCAGAACGGTGACGGCTGCGCAGCGTGCAGCGCGCGCGCGTGCGGAATCTCGATTGAAAACGCTCAAAGAAACCGCGTGGCCACAGAAAACATTAGAAACGCTTCCGGCGCTCGTTACGGCGGTTGTACACGAGATAGCGCAGCCGCGCGATTGTCCGGCCTGTCATGGCAGGGGAAAGGTACGTAACGGCGTGTTGATGCGCACCTGCACAGTGTGCGGCGGCAGTGGCACGGTTCCTATCAGTGAGCGTAAGCGCGCGGCGGCGCTTGGCCGTGATGTGTCTACGTACTGCAAAAAGTGGCGCGGTGTGTACGAATGGCTATTAGACACGCTACGCGCGGCGGAACAGCGCGCGGCGGCGGAGCTGAAAGCGGCGTTACGGGAAGATGCCGCGTAGTGTTGGCTTGATTGTCCAATACTTTTTCCTATAGTCTCCCAAGAGTTGCGCTATGTTTGTTTCGCTAACGCTGCTTTTGAGAACTCCATTGCCCTGCTCTGTCCCCATAACGCAGGGCGGGGCCTTTTTAACTCGGATAAAGCCATGAAAACCGCCTAAAGGCGGTTTTTTTGTGTCCGTTTTCGCCAGTGCGGAAGTGATTTAGTAAAATCACTAAATAGTTGCGGAAATGATTGCGGAAATGATCGTAGTTTCCTTATGGTAATTCCTTTATAAAACAATGTGTTATAATGGTTACATACTGTCAGGTGTACTGATGCGGTGTCAGTACACCTATTTTAGGCACTAAAGCCCTATGATTGTTGCGTCATCTGCTGCGTACAGGCTGCACGAAGGCGACGCGCTGCGGCTGCTTTGCGATTTAGACAGCGCAAGCGTGGACGCGGTGATTACCGATCCGCCGTACTGTTCGGGCGCTATGCGGATGGCGGATCGCTTTAAGCCCACGAAAAAAAAAATATATCAACAACGGCACGAAACACGTTGCCCCTGATTTTGATTGCGACTTCCGCGACCATCGCGGTTTTTTGGCGTGGTCCAGCCAATGGCTTTCGGAGTGTCGCCGCGTTACGCGGCCTGGTGGGGTGCTTTTAGTGTTTACTGATTGGCGGATGCTGCCGACGCTCACCGATGCCGTACAGAGTGCAGGCTGGGCGTGGCAGGGCATTGTGGTATGGGATAAAACGCCCGCATGTCGTCCTCAGCTAGGCCGGTTCCGTAGCCAAGCCGAGTTTATCGTCTGGGCGTCTTGTGGCTTGATGAATCCCAAAGCGCATCCGGTCACGCCGGTAGGCGTTTTTGCTACCGGCACAGCGCCCCGCGAAAAGCGGCACCAAGTCGGAAAGCCGTTAGCACTGATGGATCATCTAATAAAAATTGTGCCACCTGCTTCTACGATTCTTGATCCGTTTGCAGGCAGCGGCACAACCGGCGTTGCCGCCTTGCGTGCGGGACATCGGTTTATTGGGATGGAGATTGCACCGTGCTACTGCGATGTAGCGAAGCAGCGTTTAGCAGATAGGGCGTAACGCGCCGCTGAGTAAAAGCGTGTTCTACCGGATTTTTTAATGACCATATACCGCCTTCGGGCGGTTTTTTGCGTGGTGGCGCATACACATGCAAACGATTAGCGACGAAGGCATTAGCCTCATTAAGTTTTTAGAAGGGCTGCGGTTGCATGCCTACCGATGTGATGCCGGTGTATGGACCATTGGCTACGGCGAGACTGGGAAGCACGTGGTGCCTGGGATGAAGCTCGCTAATGAGCGGGAAGCGGATGCGCGATTACGCGCACGCTTAGCGAAAGAATGTGAGCCAGCGGTAAGGCGACTAGTGCGCGTGCCGTTGTCGCAAAAGCAGTTTGATGCGCTGGTATCGCTGAGCTTCAATATCGGCGTGGGCGCGTTTCAGAAATCAACGTTACTGCGCAAGCTCAATGCTGGTGACGTTGCCGGGGCTGCCGAGCAATTTAAGGTGTGGAAATGTCTTACCGATCCTAAAACAGGGGTGAAGCGTGAATCTCAAGGCTTGATTAACCGGCGTGTGGCAGAACGTGCGTTTTTTGAAGGTAATACGACATGGCGAGAGGAATATCAAGCGCATTTGAACAAAGTAAAAGCACAGCGTGCCGCAACGAAGAAGGCTTAAGGTGATTGACGTTTCTATACTGCCTACCTGGTGGCCCGAAGCGTTTTACGTCGGCCTTTCGTTGCTCACCGGAACACTGAGTTACGTTATGCGCGTGATTGATGCTAAGCAGACGCTGGCCGTTTCCCGCGTGCTGATTGAGGCAGCTATGAGCGGCTTTGTAGGCTTATTAGTGATGTGTGTTTGCGAAGAATTTAAGCTAAGCCAGTCAATTACTGTGGCCGCCGTGATTGCCTCCGGATTAATCGACACCCCCCACACGCTAGAACTCATTCAGAACTTCATTGCGCCCAAGCTCGGCACTGGTGGGAAATAAAATGAGTGTGGCTGCCCTTCGCCGCATCGCGGCCTATCTTCCTAGCACGCGTTTGCTTTTTTCCTACGTGTTGATTGCTTCGTTAGTAGCGCTTGCAGCACATACTGTATTAAACTTGACAAGCGACACAAAATTAGACCAACGTCTATCACAACCTAATCAAAGGTTAACGCATATGGAAAGCGTACTACACGAACAGGCTGCGACTAACGCCAAGCAAGACGCTGCAATTACTCAACTGCGCGTTCTACACGACAACGACAGCCGCACACTCTCGCGCATGCAAACCGATATACGCTGGCTGATGGCCCAGCGGCCAGCAACACCGTGCCGCCGCGCTGGGGGCGGGGGGCCATGAATACATTAGAAAGCTAACGGATAAAAAATAAATTGTTTATCGTCCTTTTAATATACGGATATATGCATGAGCGAAGATATTAAGAAGTGTTATGTTTCTTTCACACCTTCAGACATTACAACCCCTATTTGTAACGTAGTGCTGCGTCGAAGTGTTAAAACACATATACACGTAGGGATAACAGAGTCGGGGCGGGGTTCCTATTTTGCAGGCTTGAATATAGTTAATGTAGCGCTGCCTGAGATGCTTTTTGGTGGTTTAACTGTAAAGCAAATGCCTTTAGATAAAGATCGCCCTCTTAGCTTTTGCCTTTTATGCGAGGCTATGTTCTCTACGGAGCAGGACATACCATTCACCATCACGATGCAACGCGGTGCGACATTTAAAGGTGTTTTGAACGTGGAGGTTAAATAACGGTATGGCTAAGGTGATCGCTCCACTATCGCACTCGTTTAGCCTTGTGCTTAACAGTGACAGGCGCGAAACAGCGATTAACGTTATAGCCATCGTATTTAACTAATCAAAGTATGCTTATGCGTCTTTAAAGGTGCGTGTAATGTCATGGTATGGCTAAAAGGCACTTCTGGTAATCCTAGCGGTAGGCGTATTGGTAGCAAAAATCGCAACACGCAAGCGATTAAAGACGCCTTTTTAGAAGCGTTTGACCGCCTAGGGGGCGTTCCGGCCTTGGCCAAGTGGGCGCGTGCCAACCGGACGGAGTTCTACAAACTTGCTGCGCGCCTGATCCCTACAGAAACGCATATCGCAGGTGATTTTGCGCTTAAAAGTGCTGATGATGCCGAATTGGATGCAGCCATTGAAACGCTTGCCGCCGAAGCAGGCATTAACGTTGTTGCTCAAAGAAAAAACGCGCCGCCGTTACACTAACCAACTCGCCGATTACACCCCCTACCCTAAACAAAGCGCGTTTCATGCACTGGGCGCGACCGTGCGCGAACGCCTATTAATCGCGGCCAATCAATCCGGCAAAACCTTGTGCGCCGGATACGAGGCGGCTATCCATCTTACGGGCCGCTACCCTGACTGGTGGCAAGGCAAGCGCTTCACCAGCGCCAATCACGGCCTTGCTGGTTCGGAAACGGGCGAACTCACACGGCGCGGCGTGCAGCGCGTGCTGCTTGGACGCGATCCCAAGACAGAACTAGGCACCGGCGCGATTCCAGGCGCGTGTATAGATGCCGTGACGTGGGCGCGAGGCGTCCCTGAGCTGGTCGATACCATCTATGTTCGCCATAGCACCGGCGCGCGTAGCTCCGTCTCGCTCAAATCCTTCGACCAAGGCCGCGAAAAGTGGCAAGCAGATACCGTTCATTGGGTTTGGTTCGACGAAGAACCCCCCGAAGATGTCTACTTCGAGGGCATCACCCGCACTAATCGCAGCTTCGGCCCCGTCTTTATGACGTTTACGCCGCTAAAAGGCATGTCAACCGTTGTACGGCGCTTTTTAACGGAAGACGCCGCAGACCGTGGCTATATACAGATGAGCATTGAAGACGCCGAACACTATTCCGCCGAAGAGTGCGCACGCATCACCGCAAGCTACCCACCCCACGAACGCGACGCCCGCACCCAAGGCGTTCCGGCATTAGGCAGCGGTCGCGTGTTTCCTATTGCTCAAGAAGATATCAGCGTTGCCCCGTTCGCCATTCCCGCCCAATGGGCACTTATCGGCGGTATGGATTTTGGCTACGACCACCCCTTCGCTGCCGTTAAACTCGCGTGGGATCGCGACGCGGACATCCTTTATGTAGTGTGTGCCTATCGCAAACGCGAAGCCACGCCCATCATTCACGCCGCCGCACTGAAACCCTGGGGCGTTACCCTGCCGTGGGCCTGGCCCCATGACGGCCTACAACACGACAAAGGCAGCGGCGACCAACTCGCCGAACAATACCGCCAACAAGGCTTAGCCATGCTGCCGCAGCGCGCCACCTTTGAAGACGGTACCAACGGATTAGAAGCCGGTGTAACCGAAATGTTGGACCGCATGCACACCGGACGCCTCAAAGTATTTAGCCATCTTGCGGAATGGTTTGAAGAGTGCTCCCTCTACCACCGCGACAACGGACGGATTACCAAACGCCATGATGATCTACTCAGCGCCACACGGTACGCAATGATGATGCGGCGCTACGCAAAAAATGCCAACCCCGTACAACTAGCCGTTTACGAATACACCGTCGATTATTAGTCATGGCGACTTCCACCCAAAAAGACACGGACGCATTAACCGAAATGCGTTCACGGTATCAACTTGCTAGCGAGTATTGCCGCGACCTGTACGACCAAGCACGCGATGATATTACCTTCGTAACAGTGCCTGGCAGCCAATGGGACCCTGAACACAAACGCCGCCGCAAAAACAGGCCATCGTATGAATTTCCTAAACTGCGCCTACATACACAGCAAGTGATTAACGAAATGCGCCAGCAACGCCCTTCGGCCAAAGTGCGCGGCGTAGAAGAAGCCGATCACGGCCTCGCTGAAATCATGCAAGGCATTTGCAGAAATATCGAAAGCACCTCCAACGCCGATCACGCCTACGATATAGCCTATGAAAAAGCCGTAAAAGGCGGCTTTGGAGCCTTGCGCATTACAACCGACTATCTAGAAGAAGACGACTTCGAGCTAGACATCCGTATTAAAGCTGTACGCAACCCCTTTGCCATAAAATTCGATCCCGCCGCGATTGAAATTGATCGACGTGACGCTAATTACGCATTTGTGGAAGAACTACTACCGCGCGCCGATTTCGAGCGGCGTTTCCCTGATGCCGAAGTGACGGACTTCGACGGCGATACACGCATTAAAGGCTGGCGCGACGCAAAACAAATACGGATTGCTGAATATTGGTGGAAAGAACCACGTAAACGCGAACTATTAGCCCTATCGGATGGCCGCGTTATTTTCGCCGATGACATCGCAAAAGAGGCCGGAGAAAACGAAGCCGATGCAAAAGCGTTTCTAGCACGGGCAGGCCTACAGATTGAGCGCACGCGTACCGTGGAAGGGCATCGCATCCGTATGCGCCTGACCAACGGCCAAAGCTGGCTAACCACCCCCTATGATTTTCCCTGCAAATTTATTCCCATCATTCCCGTGTGGGGCAACATCGAAAATATTGACGGTGCCGATTATTGGTCCGGCATGGTGCGCTTTAGCAAAGACCAACAACGCCTACATAACCTGCACCGCTCCGCCTTAGTGGAAGCCGTCGCCAAAGCCCCTAAAGCCCCGTTTATTGTTGATCCAGACATGATCGCCGGTCATGAAACCATGTGGAAAGACGCCAACGCCGAAGATTTTCCCTTCCTGCTCGCTAATATCGTTAAATGCGGTGGCGCAGCCCCACGACGGATCGAACAAGCACAAGTTCCAGCGGCCTTAATCCAACTGGCCGGAATGGATAACGACGACGTGAAAGCATCCACCGGTTTATATGATGCAAGCTTAGGCGCACGCAGCAATGAAACGAGCGGCATCGCCATTAACAGCCGCAAACAACAAGGCGCGGTGGCCACGTTTAACTATGTTGATAATCTTGCCTACGCCGTGCGTTACACCTATGAAATTCTTGTAGATATGGTTCCTCGCGTCTACGACACCCCCCGCGCGGTACGGGTGTTAGGTGACGACGGCGGCGAAAAATGGAAACAGCTTTATCAAGAAGTGCACGACCCAATGACAGGCCGCCGCGTCGTACTGAATGACATCCGCAAAGGAAAATACGATGTAGTGGTCACCGTTGGCCCGAGTTACGCCACCCAACGCATGGAAGCAGCAGAGGCCATGATGCAACTTGCCGCCCAAGTCAGCGGAGCCGCCCCCCAAATTGCAGCGGTATTAGCTTACGCAGGCGTGCAGAACATGGATTTACCAGGCATGGAGGAAGTGCTGGCAGCCTTCCGGAAACTGCTGGTATCCCAAGGCGTACTCCCACCCAAAGAAGGTGACCCCCCCCCGAACCACCGCAACCCAACCCAATGCAACTTGCACAGCTTAAAAAAATAACCGCAGAGGCAGGCTTATCCGACGCGCGCGCCCAACACCAACAAGCAGAAGCCACACAGCAACAGCTACGAAACGCCCTCACCGCCCAAGCAGTAGGCGCGCCCATGCCCGACCCTGGAGGCATCCCGCCGCCGCCGCCGCAACAACAGCAACAACAACAAACACCACCACCGCCGCAAGGCGGTTTTTTAATGCCTGGACCCCCACCGACATAAGCCGATACGAGAAAACACCATGACAGAAGACACCACCCCATCGCCGAATGGTGCCGCCGCTGTGGATGCGTCACAGCTTCCGAAAAATGACGCACAAGCGGCGCAATTAGAACAACAGCAACAGCAAGAACAAACACCCGACACCGAACACACCACCAATGACACCGCATTAACGCAGCAGGATGCCGAAAAAAAACAACGCTACCGCTCGCGTGAATTTATACAGCGCATTAACAATGAAAACGCCGAACTAAGGCAGCGCCTGGACGCACTCGAACGCCAGTACCACACCACGACACCCCGCCCTGGTCCGCCAACATCCGACAGCGCCCCCAAACTTGAACAGTACGATTACGACCTCAACGCCTTTCTAGATGCGCGCCTTCATTATCTACGGCAACAATGGCAACAAGAACAACAGCAAACACAAGAAGAACGCCAACAACGGCAAGCCTATGCCGCCTACCAACAGCGCCTCACAGCGTTTACCGATACGCATCACGATTTTTACGAAACCGTGAGCGCGATAGCACCCGAACTGCTTCCGGTGGAACTGCAAGCGGCGATTATCGCCCATGAAAAAGGCCCAGAAATCGCCTATCACTTAGCTAATAACGAAGATGACCTCTGGTCCTTAGCATCCATGCGGCCCGAAGTCCTAACCGCTGCCGTCGAACGCCTTGCGGCACGCCTGAACACCACATCCTCAGCAGGACCCCAAAAAAACGTTGTGCCGCTCACGGGCAGAACACACAGCAAACCCCTCAGCAATGCACCTCCGCCCCCACCCACCGTCTCCGGTCGCTCACCAACGGACATCCCGCCAGAAAAAATGACCGATGAAGACTGGTACGCGCGCGATGTAGAAAGACGACGTAAACGCTAATTGAAAAAAACCTATCACGCTATTTCAGGAGAATACATATGGGCACTCAGGCACTCACTCATCAAATGATTGCGCGCGAGTCCGCTAAAATGTTGGTCGAGCAAAACAACGTCGTTACTAACATTAATACCACCCGCTCCAAAGAATTTGGAGAGGAAATCAATGGCTATAAAAAAGGCGACACCGTAAAAATAATGGTCCCCCCGATGCCGGTTGCTTTTTCCGGCGCTACTTTCGCCGGAGAAAGAAACGCTAACGCCCCTTCAGTGAGCGAAACCTACGTTAATTTAGTCGTAGATCAGCAATACCACGTTCCGTTAACGTTTACCGCCAAAGAAAAAAAATTAGACCTAACCGACTTTAGTAAACGCTTTTTACGTCCGGCGATGAACTCGCTATCAAGCAAAGTGAATGCGTATTTGCTGAAAGCAATGTACCTCCAAACGCCGAACGTCGTAGGCACCTGGGGAGTGATTCCAGGCACACGCCCACAGTGGCGCGATGCCGCATCCGTGTTAGACAACCATCTGGCCCCAGAAGCAGATCGCTGCGCGCATTTTTCAACAGATGCTAATGACGCATTAGCGGAAACCAACGTAACGCTATTTCATACCTCTGATGAGATACGCGGTGAATTTAGTAAAAATGCGGTCGGCACGTTTGCCGGAGTGGCGTTTTACAAACAACTGGCACTGCCTACACATACCAACGGCCCAGGCAGTGGCCTCGTTGTCGTTGGTACCGGAAATCAAGGCGCTAATATCAGTATTGATGACAATAAAGTCGACATAAAAACGGGGCAAACCGTACTGACCAAAGGTACCATATTTACCCTTCCCAACGTCTTTGAAACACATCCCATCACCGGCGAAGCCACCAGACGCCTACGGCAATTTTTAGTCGCAACCAACTATCGCAAAGGTGAGGGGATTCTCGTTATCTATCCGCCCATTGTGATCACCTCAACGACGGTGATAGGCACGGTAACGGCATTGCCTAAAGATGGTGCCCCGCTCACACTCGTAGGCGCGCCTTCCACGTCTGCCGTGCAGAACCTTGTCTTCCATGAAGACGCCTTTGCAACCGCCTTCGTTCCGCTGCCGGTGCTGGCCAACTGTGATGGCTATACCGCCACCCTCAAAGGCATTAGCGTTCGCGTGATGAGCTTTGGCGATGGCAGGGCCGATATGGAACACACGCGTATAGATGTCCTCTTCGGTACACCAGTTGCAGTGCGTCCCGATCACGCCTGCCGCGTCACGCAATAACGCATGTCTACCGTTGCCGAAATCATTAGAGATGCGCTTGGCTATCTACGCGTATTAGATGCAAATGAGGCCGCAGAGGCTGAAGATGCAACAACGGCCATGCGCATGCTTAATCTCATGATGCACAGTTGGCAAGCGAATAACCTTGCCCTTGGCTGGCATGAAGTGACCAACCCAACGGATATTCTTCCTGCGCCAAAACAGGCAGATATTGCTATCGCCTGCAATCTCGCCGTACTGCTGGCCGCACGGTATGGCGCACCACTAGATCAAGCCGTGATCGATCACGCGCGCTATGAAAAAGCCAACCTAATTAGCGCTGCGATTCGCGCCGAAGATGCACGGATGACCTACGACCTACCGCGCCCAGCACAGCAGCGCGCCCGCGCTATCGTGGAAGACGATTCATGATCGCGCAATGGCGCGACGCCCCGATTATTGGCGGCGCATATAGCGATGAGACGCTCCCTTGGACCGTGCAAGATACAGTGAACTGGATACCCGTTAAAGCCGAACGCAGCGGCGGTCGCTCACCGGCAATGCTGCGCTGCGCCCCTGGTGCACGCCTATTCTGCGTTCCTGATCCTGCACACCCTGCGCCGGTGCGTGGCCTGCATGATGTCGAAGGCACATTATTCGCCGTTGTCGGTAACACACTCTGGCAAATCACTGCCGCAGGCACCGCCACCCATCGCGGCAACATCCCAGGCAGTAATCGCGTAGTGATGGCACATCACCAAATCACCGGAGGAAACACACTAGCGATTGCTAACGGTGTCTCTGGCTACGTCTACAACACAGCCACCGAAACAGCAGCCACACAAATTAGCGATGCAGCGTTCCCAGGCTTTAAAACCTGTGACTATGTGGACAATTACATCATTGGCGTAGAACCTGCGGGGCGCTTTTGGTTTCATTCCGATCTTGCCGACGCCACGCGCTATAACACACTAGATCGATATGAAGCAGAAAGCGCGCCGGATGCGATCATCGGCCTAATAGTGATACACCGTGAAGTATTGATCTTAGGAGCGCGCACCGGCGAATTCTTCATCAACACCGGCGCGGTGACCGGCACCTTTCAACGGCATTCCGGCACTGAAATGCAGATTGGTTGCGCGGCACACTCCACCGTGCAGCGCCTAGCGAATACCGTTGTATGGTTAGGCCATGATGGCAGCGTGTATCGCCTCGACGGCTATCAACCAGTACGCGTTAGCACCCAGCCATTGGAACAAGCAATCGCCCGATGCAATCACGCCGAAGCCTTTGCGTTCACCTTTGAAGATCGCGGCCACCAAATCTATTACCTGTCCTTTCCAGATGGAATGACGTGGGGCTATGACGCCGCCACCGCAGAGTGGCACCGCCGCGAATCATTTGGTATGCGCCGCTGGCGGATGAGCTGCTGTATTCGCCATAACACCCAATGGATTGCAGGCGATTTTACTAACGGAACCTTATACATTTTAGATTGGTTGATGCCGTGGGAAGGCGGCCACATCATCGAACGTCGCCGCGTCAGCGGCGTTTTTCACGGCAACCAAAACCGGCTTACCGTGAATGCCTTAGAACTCGTATTTGGTACGGATGCACACGGGGGGTATCCCCCTGCGCCCACCATCGAAAAACCGCCCCCCGCGACCGAGCCGCCTGCCGAGTTCATCCCGTGTGGCGTCATGCAAGTGTATTCTGGCGGTGAAGCCTTTCCTAACATAGTGCACGTGCGTTTAGGCAGTGCCACCGGCTTAGTAACGCTCGCCTTTGCCCCTTCAGAAAATCCAGATAAATTTGAAGTATGGATTGGCGGCGTTAAAGTACTTGATACCGGCTATTACGGCAGTCTCTTCTACCAAAATTGGCTTAATGTCATTCTGGCTAGCAAAGAATTGCCGCCAGAGAAAATCACAGAAATTCGCGCCGGTGGTAGCGGCCCCCCTGAAACCGTATTTGCTCAGAAAAATTACGAAACCGCCACCTTTATAAAAACCACCGCCGACGCTTTCGCCGAAGTGCGTGTCTACTCCCCCATTACGGGCACCAAGTGGTGCTTCTCTTTGGATTGTCCAACATGACGCGCACCGTTTTGCTCCGCTATAGCAAAGATGGCGGCTGCAACTGGTCCGCGTGGGTCGCGCGTGATTTAGGTGACATTGGCGTATATCAAAAACGTGTGCGGCGTTATCGCTTAGGGCAAGGTCGGCGCTGGGTGTTTGATATTCGCGTCACTGATCCTGTTGTGGCGAACCTGCTTGCTATGTCATTGCAAGCTGTAATAGGACCGGCATAAACAGCGCCGCCGCGCAACATCAATACCGTTTTTTAGAGGAATTATCATCATGTGGTCAGCCCTCATTCCTGGTGCTGCATCGGTTATCGGCAGCCTCATTCAAGGCAACGCGGCTAGACGCGCAGGCAACGCACAAGCACGCGCCAGCCAAGAAGCCATTGCCGAACAGCAACGCCAATACACCCAAGCCCGACAAGATCAATTACCGTGGCTGACCGCCGGACAAAACGCACTCACCGGCCAACAAGCCGTATTAAACGGCGATTACTCCGGCTTTGAAAAAGCACCCGATTACACCTACGCACTTGATCAAGGCTTACAAGGACTAGACCGCAGCGCCGCCGCCCGTGGCTCCTTATATTCCGGAGGCCACCAAGCCGATGTTATGAAATTCGCCCAAGGCTTAGCCTCACAGAATTTGAATAATTATTGGAACCGGCTAGCGGGCCTTTCTGGTTCCGGCCAAGCGGCGGCGAGTCAACTCGCCGGCGTAGGCCAATCCTATGCTGCTAACGTCGGCAATCAATATAACAACGCTGCTGCCGCACGCGCTGGCGCGTATTACCAAACAGCCAATAACAGGACAGACGCGCTCGCGTCGCTAGGAAATGCCTTTGGCAATTGGTATCAAGGACGAAACAACGCCAATACTAATGCGTATACAGGCGATGATGTTAACAACCCTTTTAGTAGTAACGCTAATATCTATGCAGATAACCCGTATGCGAATAACGCTTTTATTAGCAATCCATATAGGCGCAATCAGTGGTACGCAAACAACCAAGGAGGGGGAGCTTAGACGATGGCCACTCCGTTAGAAGTATACGACTACGTTAAACGTGGTTTTGATGAAGGAAAACAACGCGCCACGAATCGGCTTTTAGGCCAAACCCTTAACGCCACCGATCCAACACAGCGCGACACGTATCTACGCTCGTTAATTGAGGCCGATCCCCAAGCAGGCTACGCACTGCAGCAGCAATTCCAAAAAAACGCACAAGCTGCCCAAGAAAAACAACAGCAAACCGCGACCGAATTAGCCCGCGCCTGGTTATCCACCGCAACTATCACACCCGAACAGCGCCAAAATTTTTACAACACATTTATCACCCCCCAATCCCAAGCCGCTAAAATTCCGATCCCCGAACAGTACGACCCAGAAGCATTCGACCAGGAAGCGAAAGCACGTATTGCGATGACACACACCGGACAAAGCGCGCAACCGTATTCCCTTGCTCCAGGTGCCAGACGCTATGACGCCAATAACCAATTGGTCGCTGAAGCACCACTACAAGAAAAGCCGCACTATGACGCCGACCGCGCCGGATTCGTCCAACTCACCCCTGACGGTGCGCCCGTGTTTAAACCTGTTCCAGGCATTGAACCAAAACCGGAACCGTCCCAACACATCACGCCGTATCAACAGGCCCAGCTTTCACTAGGTCAAGCACGCCTAGCCCTGGATACTGAAACCAGGCGCGATGCGGCGGAGACGAAAAAAGCCGCGCTACAGGCAAAAGCCGAACAAAACCAGCAAGCCGCATTGGCGCGGCATCATGACGCTGTCGAGTCAGCAACGACGCTCATTGGTGCCATTGATCGCCTGCGACACTCTCCAGGCTATAAAGGACTAGGCACCCCTCTTGGCGGACTGAGCGCCGCCTTCCCATATACAGACGTGCGCGACGCGCAAGCGCAATTAGAGGTTTTAAAAGCGCAAATCGCATTAGGCGTTATGTCGAAATTAAAAGCACTTTCCCCCCAAGGTGCGACCGGCTTCGGCGCATTGAGCGAAAAAGAATTAGCCGTTATTCAAAACTCTATTGACTCGCTCAGCCCAGGGATTTCTCACACCAAGCTTGAACAAAGCTTAAATGAAATCCAAAAAGCAATGGAAAAAATAAAAAACACCCCGCCACCGTATAGCGTTGGCTACATCATCCACCGTGGCGGTAAAAGCTATCGCGTTGTGGGCGGGACTCCTGGAGATCCTTATGTGGAAGAGGTGCCGTAATGGCCGCACCTAAACGCTTACGGTTATCTGAGCTGCCGCCGGAAACCAACGAAAACGCACCCGCCCCGAAACGCTTACGATTAGCTGATCTCCCGCCGGAAACCAACGAAAACGCACCCGCGCCGAACATATTACGATTATCTGATCTCCCGCCCGAAGACGCTGCCCCAGCCGCTGCACAGCCTATTGATACCGCTCCCGTGGATGAAGCCGCTATTGCGCGGCAGGTTTATGCCGCCTCCCCCTGGTACCAACGCCCATTGATCGCCGCAGGGGCCGAACTCACCCGCTTAGGCCGTGGAGTGCAACAGCTCGTCACGTCTAAGGATTCCGCCGCAGGCCGCCGCTTGCAGCAGCGCATTGACGCCGACGCCCCCACCCAACAAGGCGTCCACGGCGTTTCTGGCTTTATTGGCCGCGCGCTGCCCTATGTCGCCACCCTCCCATTGGGCACCCCCGAAGTCGCCGCGCTCAACACCCTTGGGAAAGTAGCTAACGTAGCCAAACTTGCCGTTAAAGGCGGGATTGCGGCGGCAGAAGGGGCGGCCTATGGCGCACTTGGTGAAACCCGCACCGGAGAAAATCGGCTCACGAACGCAAGCTATGGCGCCTTAGGCGGCGTGTTAGGCCGTGCCGCCAGCGGCGCTATACACGGCACAGCGCGCAGCCTAGCGCGTAAAGCCGATCCGATTTTACGCGCTAATATCGACATTGCGCAGCGCGAAGGCATTCCGCTGCATATTTCTCAGATCGCACAATCCACGCCGCTACGTACCGCCGCTAGTGTCGCAAAATACATGCCATTCAGCGGCGCAGACGCGGCTGCGCGCAATCAGCAGAACGCGTGGAACACAGCATTAACCCGCCACGTAGGCGATGCAACACAACGGCTAGATGATCGTTGGTTAGCAAGCCAGAAACAGCGTTTTAACGATACCTATAACGCGATTTGGGACGATAGAAACATCGCGTTATCTCCCCAAGCGGCTGCACGTATGCAGGACATAGTGAACGATGCGTATCGAGATTTAGGCACCGACGGCGGGAAAATCGTTCAAAACCAGTTTTACCGTATTTTTAATGACATCGTGCGCGCAGGAGAGGAAGGCCCCATTAGCGGCAGAAACTATCAAACGTTGGTGCGTGATTTAGCAGGCGTCCAGCCTGGCACATCCACCGGCCACTATGTAGGCCGTTTGCGGAAAGAACTTGTTAACGATGCAGAACACTCGCTAAAAACGTCTAATGATCCTGGCGACGTTGCAGCGCTTGCATTGCTTACAAAAACTAACCAGCAGTACAACAATTTTAAAACCTTGGAAAAGCTACTCACGCGCCCCGCTGGCGCGCGCGCGGACATTACACCAGCAGGATTATGGAGCGCGGTTAACGCACGCGGTCCCAAAGCAACGCAAGACTATCGCGATTTAGCAAAAGTCGGCCAAACCGTCTTAAAAGACCCAATACCAGATTCAGGCACCCCTGGCCGCTTACTTTCTATGAGCATATTAGGCGGCGGCGGCGTGGCTGCCGGTGGACTCATCCCCGCATTAGCCACCATCGCCGGAGGCGCAACAGTGGGCCGCGCGTTGAACTCAACAACACTAGGAAACCTGCTCGCGCGCAAGGCCGGTACGTCGAACCTCTTAGCCGATTTCTTAGCCGCTAAAGGCGCTATTGGCGCTTCACGCCGTGCCGCACGTCAAGCGGCGCACCATGCGCTCATTGCAAATCAACCGCAACTGTACAACGCCGACCAGTAACCCCCTCCCCAGTAGTTTTTAAAAGGCATCCCATGAGCGCCTTTCGGCTTTTTTCTCGCCTAAATACATTCCACGGACTCACTGGCCAGCTAGTGGCTTCCGGATCACTTAAGTTTTTTGATGCAGGCACCACAACACCGCGTAACGTCTATAGCGATCAAACGCTATCGGTGAACAATGGTGCCGTGATTCCCTTAGATAGCTCAGGCCGCCCCAATGTAGATATCTGGGGAGAGGGCGCGTATTTCGTGGAAGTGTTTGACGTGCTCGGCGTGAAGCAAGGTGAGGCCGATAACGTGAGTATTCCAGGCGGCGGCGGGACCACCATTCCTGCGCTGGAGTCGAGCAAATACCTAACTAACAATGGCGCGGTGCTGCTATGGGCCGCCGTGCGAGAAGTTCCCGACCCAGCAGGAATGAGCGGAAAAATATTAGGCACGGATGGCGCTAACCTGCTGTGGCAGTCACTGCCCAGCGCCCCCGCAGCGCCGTACACGATTGGCGTAGATTCACTAAAGCTAGGAACCTTGATGATTCAGTGGGGGCGTGATGTGGCCCCCGCCACTGGAAATTATTCCACGGTAAAGATAATCACCTTTCCAACACCGTTTAGCGGCCTGCCTTATTTCATAAAAGCCAGCGTTACGTCTGCGCTTGCGACCGCTAACGGCCTTGTGGCGGAAAGCGCTAGCAACGCATCCACTACCGGCGTTCATTTCAATTTTGTGATTGCCGATAGCAAAGAAAAAAACTCGGACAGGATCACTTCCAATATCCCGTTTGATTGGATCGCCTTTGGGCCGACCACAGC